GTATGGACTCAATCCAATCTTTATTTGAAACCTCTGTATCTTTAATTCTTTCTTGTATGGACTCAATCCGATTTGGAACATGAATTTTTCTCCCATTATCTTGTAATGAAGGGGAAAAAGAGGTCTCGGCATTTCCGAAACTTCCTGTCCTAACATAAAGAAATTTATGAGCTCTTTCCATGAGATTTTTGGGTTTGCTATTTTTTATTTTTTCCCATCCCGATTGACTAATCGTCCAATTCAGTCTATTAAAATTTTCTTTTTCACTTTCATTTGCATTCCGTAAAAATTTATAAGTAGCTATTAGTTCGGGGTCTGCATCATTAATAATCTCTCTTTCGGATTTCTTTTTATTAAACAATACTGCCCCACCACCCGCAAATGGTTCAACATAAGTCTTGTGTTCCGGGATATAAGAAACGATAGTCTTTGCCAAAAATCTTTTACCACCAGGACTTCCGAAAGCGGGCCGGATGCCTTCTTCGAGTTCTTCTTCCTTTAATCTAACTTCGGGTATAAAAATCTGCACATCTTTCGGAACGCTTACTTCCTGTGGTTCTTCAAGTGGAATAAAATCACGAATCTCATAGAAGTATAATTTTTCTTTGTCTTTCCACCATGCAAGTCGTTCTTGCTCGCTGACTTGATGAGATTTTCTTAACTCCTCAAAATTTTCAAGGTCAATTTGCTTCGGCTCTTTCAGCCTGATAAATCCGTATGCCTTATTGCCTGAAACTAAAACATTGAAATTACCGACAATGAATTTTTTCGCTTTTACTATCGCTTTCTTTGTTCCTTCTTCAACCATCTGTCCATGAGGTTCTGTAAGATAAATCCCCTTCTTGACTAATTCCTTAAATGCCTTCAGATAAAGTTCTCTCGGCAGGTCCTTCCAGTTTTTCGGGTGAAATTCTTGCTTTCCTCTTTTTAGAATTTCAGTAAGTAGAGGCACTGTAAATTTATACAGTATCTCATTCTCGGTATATTTATGCTCTCCTGTCCGTTTGAGCGTAGAATACCAACTTCCCACTATCCTCCAGTCATCAGCGAGTTGGTCATCCCTCGACTTTTCAGGTTTATAAGGAAGGACTGCCTCAAATAATATTTCTTCTCTGGTTTTCATTCAAAACCTTTAACTTTAGATTTATAATGTGTAGATTATAATATACAAATTAAAATAACAACACCAAATTTTTAATCAATCGAGTATCTTAATTTCACTGCCTTCGGTGGTTTCAATTCAAGAACAATTCCATCATTTACATCCTGAACATTCGCAACATCATTTCTGTTGATATTGAAATGTTGACACGCCTGCTGGATTATCTGCTCTCTTGTTAGTTTGACTTCTTTTGCAACTTCCTCAGTTTCTTCCGTTGCTGTTGTTTCTTTAACTTGTGATTCTTCCACTTCCTCTTTTACCTTTTTCTTGACAGTCTTTTTCTTCTTTGCCATTTTAATTTACCTCCTTGTTTTTCGTTTGGGTAATTTGAATTCTACTCGTTCCAAAAATATTTGCTTCAATACTCCAATCATATCGATATGTAAAGAAATTATTCCTTCTATTTTTCTACCACAATATGGACATTTGGCTTTTACTTTCATTTTCTTACCAATCCCAGACTACTTTTCCATTTAACTCAACAAATGCAATCGCTACGCCTTTCTTGTTTTCAATCCATCCCAACCATCCCGCTCCCTTCGGATTTGAATACTGTTTGAAAAACATAATTTCCTCCTTTAAGCTAATTCCATTAAATAAACTTCACTTGTGCAATTACAATTCACAACTTCCTTTGCAGGTAAACTCGGGTCCCTCGGCTCCATAGGTCTATACCCATTCAAAATATAAGGATCATTCACCCATCGAACCTGACCATCCATTCTTGCATGAGTTTCTCTCGGATTTATTCCTGTTATCCATTGCTTCTTTAAATCCGGGACTCGCTCAGCCATCTGTTCCATCCGGGCCTGCCTTGCTACGCTTTGGGCCCTGCCAACTTCAGTCCTTGCAATCTTTTCGGCTCTCGCAGTAACTCCCTTTACCTTTTCAATTCCCAAAGTTCTATCAATATCCTTCATTGTTTCATAAGGACTTCGCGCTCCCACAACTCCCAATGAAACCGCATTGTTAATTTTCGCCAAAGTATCCGCTGTCAATCCGGAAACTAAATCCGCAGAAAAATCTCTTAAAATTATAAGTTGTGCATCTGATAATATTGGAGCAATTGCTGTAATTTCCGCAGCGGTCAAAACTTTATCAACTCCGTCAATTCCTAAACCCCAAGCTAAGTCCTGGCTGCCAGAAACTAATGCAGAAAATCGCCCCTCAAATCTTCTTATTGCTCTTCCAATTTCATCTCTGATAGAAGTTAAGAATCCAACTTCCCATCCTTCAGCTCCGACAATCGCTGTCCGAATATCTCTTCTCAATCCTTTTAGAAATCTAACGGTTTCTTTTGAGGTTCTTTCATCAAGTTCCAGAAATTCCTTCTTGCTCTTTTCAAGTGCTTTTGCCATTTTTTTTCTTCTTGAAGCTATGCTCATTTTTTTGCCTCTTGTAATTTCCTTGCTAATTCCCTCTGCTTTTCCTCTGTTAAATCTTCCTTGACTTTCGCTTTCGCTGGCTCTGAAATTTCCACTCCAATTTTTGAAATAACCGATTTGTAAACTCTCTTTGCATCATCATCGGTAATCCAACCTTCTTCAGTCGCAGTCGCAAGCGAAGTCGTAACAGCAACCAATGATTTTGAAATCTCCGAGAGGTCTTTCCTTGTAATTGGTGGTAGAATAATGGTAAATTTCCTATTGACTTTCGCATCCAATCTCTGATGTATAATCGCTTGATCTATTACAAAATCAAAAATATGCCGAATCATATTATTAATAACCAACTGGCGTCCCCTGAAATGTTTGAATGAAGGTTCACCCATTTCCAATGCAGTTGCTCTGGTTGTCTTATCCCCTTCCCCAACCCAATGTTCGGGAATTGCTACGCCAGATAAAATATGATTCTTTACTAATCTCGCTTCATCTGCGGAATCCCTGGCTTCAAGTTTTGGGTTCTTTGCAGATAATTCAATTTTCTCATTATGATAAAAATTTGAGCCTGGCTTTGCTAAATCTATTGCATGAGTTTGAATCCACTCATCAATCCATTTTTGATCTCTGCCTTCAAAAAGAAAATCCCAAACAAACATTGTTTGAATATATGCCTTTTCTGAAACATTAAATAAATACTTTTCGTGAATGTCTATCCAATCGGCAACTGAAAGTAAATCACTGCGCCCTCGTGTTGAAGATGAAACTTTATTTACTGGAAAATAAAATATCTCTCCGACTAACTTGCCATAAGTTTTTGAATTTACATCTCGGTCAATATCAATAATTTTAAATTCTGATTTATTATCCGTATCAGTTACTACTTTTCCAACTTTCACTGTGATTAATCGTTCCGGATTTCTCTCATCTGCTATTACTTCTGAAACCATTGTCGGGTCGATATAACTCATAATAACTTTGCCATTTGCATTATTAACAAAAACAGGATAAAATTGTTCGCCAAATAAACCAAGCTCTCTTACTCTTTGAGTTTGTTTTGTATCCCAAGCATTATCTCTGTCAAACCAAAATTTATCTATAACCTCTTTAACATCTGCGTCTTCAACTTCGTATTTAATTCCCTCTCCAACCGTAAAATCTTTTGTCATTTCAATTATTCGATGCCCAAGTGGAGTGGAATCCCACAACCAGAACGCTATCTCCTGCATCCGCTGCTGTTTTAGCGGACTTAATTTCCGGTCTTTCTTTCCAACCGTAAGAGGTCTATATTTCCAATCATCCGCATCGACCCCTGTTGCCGGTGGCGTTTGTTCTTGAATTCGTTTATCAATTATTTTTTTTACTTCATTACTCTCTACTATCCTTTTAATAAGCAAATCTTTTAACCCCATATCAAGGACCTCCGCTTTGCATAATGAGTTATGCTTGTTTGTCTCCTGGTTTGAATTTGACTAACTCGGTCAGTTTTTCTTTCAACTGGAATATCTGTTATAAATTGGGACGAAGCAACTGCAGCTTCCACTTCTTGCGAATCAAGTGCTTTTGAAACCGCTCCTGCCACCGCATCTGCAATATCTTTTGTCCCACCTTCAGGATGGTCAACTTTCGTTCCGTTTATTAAATCCAATTCCTTTAATTCTCTTTCAAGCACTTTGTTCGGATACATCAAAATCCTTTCCTTATATATACCTTCAATCTTCAAATCATCGTGTTGCTTCTTTTGAACAGAAAGAAATTCTGCTTTTAATCCCCGTTTCTTAAGGGCCTGATATAATGAAACTGCGATATAACAATCGTAAGTTACGGTTTTAATGGTTGGAAATCTATCTGCTAATAAATCAAGAAACTCTTCCATCTCCTTAAAATCAATTTCTTTATTTGATTCTGCTTTGAATTGATGCGCAAGTGGAACTAATACCTTATCTCCTTTCTTATAAGCTAACGAAACTCCAAATGAACAGTTGTTTACTGCAGGATCAAGATGTAAATGGTAATTGAACTCCGTATCCCCTTTGAACCAATCTTTAAAACTCCCATCATCATTGATTGGATTTTTTAATCCATTGGTAGAACCAAGAAAAAATGATTTTTCAATCTTCAGCCGGTCCCGGTAATATTTCTCAAGGGCCCTGGCAGGCTGACATCCATAATCCCGCCAGAAATCCTCTGGACTTTTTTTCAATTCTCTTTGAAGGAAAGGACAATCAAAAGATAGGCTCGGATTCATTTCCCAAGTAGCCAATCTGAAACCAAGCATTCCATCCACTTTGAAACACATACTGTAAAGATTATTTATCATATCATGTTCGTGAACAGTTGAGGAGAGAGAAAATATTCGAGCATTCTCTTTGAAGGGTGCAACTGAACGATTTAATGAATTATAAACTTTATGCCCTGAAGATTTCCCAGTTTTCTTTTCAACGAATCTTGCCAATTCATCAAATATTACTGCTTTAGCAGTTCGTCCTACTATTGAGGAAGAACTCGAATGTCCTGAAAAAAGTTTTACTCCATTCGGAAATTCATAAGAAGAAACACTTTCTTTTTTCTCCCTACTCTGATAGAATTTGGAATTTTTTATCCTTGCCTGAGTTGAAGCGAATATGGTATCTCTTGCCTGCTCCCGTTCTGCTGCCACATTGATAATGTATATTTCTTTACCCTCCGGTAATCCATAATGCTTCTGCGGATTCCCAAGCCGATATAATTCCTTCTCTTCATATAAGGAAAGAGCGGAAATAAGTTCAGTTTTTCCACCCTTCATTCCTACCATTAAAACAAATTCGATATATTTTTCCCCTTCTTTCCAATTAGTCTTGCCCGCCTTTTTTAGCTTGTTTAGAATTTCTCTTTCTTCATTAGTTAATTCCAAACCATAAAATACTTTAACCATTAATTTCTGCATTGGAAAAAGCTTGAAGTTTAATCCGAGTGGACTTTCAATAAATTCGACAGCGTTCATATCCAAAACTTTCCGAATATCTCGTTTCTCCTTTTCTCTCTCAACTTCTAAAAACCGAGGTTCATTATGTCCTTTGAGTTTGGCTAATACATTTTCAGGAACTTCGGTTTTTTTCCAATTAGCAAGAGTCTTTCTGGCTATATCATATTTTATTAAAACTTCATTCCAACTTAAATTATTTTTCAAATCCTGTTGAGCACCGTAGACTTTTTGCCACCATCTCATCTTCTTATTTGAAATCATTTTTTTACCTTCTTCAGTATATTTTTATACTCCCTCTTCCTATCCCTTTTAAGTATAAACTTATACTCCCTCTTGAAAATGCCCGGCATAGCATTTTTGGAAATATTTTTTCTAACTTTTATCGTCGCTAAACTCCAAATGGCAACTTAATACTCGTTATAGGACGCAGTGTATACTTTGTAAACTATGTAGACGACAAAAAAAAACAGTAGAGAAACCCTAAATTATGACAGTATTCGTTGTTCCTCCGGGTAAGAGCGCAGTTTAAGGGAGAGGAGAGGGTAATAATAATAAGTAAAGTAAGGGGAGGGAGAAGAAGAAGAAAGGGATAAAGAAAAATGAGGATAAGGAGTAAATAATAAAGGAAAGGGAATAGAATTGGAATCAATATCGGTGGAAGGATCATTCAAAGAATGCGGGACGACCTCACTCTCTGGGGGAAACAACTTATCAATCCAATCCTTATTAACGCGCTCTTTCAAAGGTCCGGGTAAACAATTAAACTTTGGATTCAATATAAGCTCCCTGAATAAGTATTAAATTAATAATAGTTATATCACAGGAAGATTAGTTTGTCAAGAAAAATCTTTTTGGTAGGTTATTTAGATAGGAATTTGACGAGGAGAACCATCATTCAATCAGGTCACTTCCGCTTTCAAACGATTCCTCAAAGCAAACAGAGAATCAAAAAGGGACCTTGCCTTAAGTGTTAAATCATTATTCCAGAAAGCAGCCACTAATATTTCACATTCAACTGGTTTATAAAAGACAAAGAGTTTGAAATCCTTGTTACCTTCTGCTGGTTCAAGACCCTTCAATTCAATTCCTTTTGCCAGTAAAACAGAAGCAATATAAATATCTTTAGTTCTATATTCGGAATTCAGTTTACTTTCCTTTTTGTCCATTATTTCACTACCTCCTTTAACAAATTAAACACACCCCTTCTCCTTTTCTTTGTTTGCCTATCAATAAATAATCCAGTTGACGGCCAATAATCATATAATCCATTCTTGCCTGTAACAATCAAGTGAACACCATTATTATTCGATACATACTTGATATTGTTTTGCATAAGTATTTTCGTTGACTTCTCCGTATTACTCGTCCTTTTACATTTGTTATACTCACTTAATGCTCTGAAAACATCTCCCATATCTCCCATTACAACCTCCCCTCTATCTTCGCAATACATGTCAAGGAATTAATCATTTATTTTTATCCCACTTATTATGGTATTTTCGTATATTTCTCCATTCCGCAAGAACGGCATCGGTACTCTTCTCCTTTGATCACTGTCCGCCATCGCTTATGTTCGCACTTCTTTTGTGATTTCGCATACTCCTCAACATCCATTGCGTTCTTCCTGAGCTTCTTGTTGCATATGCGCACGATTATTATTATCAATACTATTATCAGAATTCCCAGGATCACATCAGTTCTTGTCATTTCTTTTTCTCCTTCTCCGGAAGATATCCTGGGCCACCAGGACCACCGCAATCAAAAATCCCACTATCATATCATTTATGTTCATTTTTTCTTTTCCTCTTTTCATACAATACACAATACTCTGTGTTATTTTTATCACACGCTATCACCATTTCGGGATGAACACAAAATTCCTCGTAGATATTACGACCACGCCTAAAATACTTGCAATCTCCACATTTCTTTAATGAGTGCCGTTTAATATTCAATTATGTTCATTCTCCTTATCCTTTTTTTTTGTTTGTTCCCATTAAGACTTGATTGGCATAAAGTCCGGGCATGAGGGAGTGATCCCACATACTGATTTATGAATACAATTATTACAAGCATCTGATTTTTCTATTTTATTTTCTAATTGCCTTCTCTTTTTATACTTCCTCTTTTTAACTGCCATTGGTTTATCCTCCCGTTTCGTAGTTTCATTATTTTTCTTCTTACTTCCTAACGGATTGCCTTCATCCTCCCTTGCTTTCTTATAACACATAAAACATAATCCTCTTGCAATAATAGTTCTTACTTTTCCACATCCCTTACATTCTGCCTTCTTGCTCATACGTTCCTCCTCTTTTTCTGAATTAACATCCGCCACCCTGTTCTTGCTATCAATCAATGGCTTATCCTCGCTTGTAAACTTCAGCTCACACTCGCTGCAGTAATAAAACTTCTCTCCTGGGACCCTGAATGCCTTGTGCCCTTCGCTGCACAGAACATATTCCCTGTCCATTTCATTTTCCTTTCTTATTCTTATTTACATTGCTTGTAAGTGTTCCCGCTTTTAGATGAGTATTTTCTATAATACTATATGCTCTCGGTCTTTGAAATTCGCAGTAACCTTCGTAACCACATTCTGTAAACGGTTGACTTATTAATCGGTAGCCACAACCTAAAGTATCATCTGTGCAGTATCTCTTCCTCATGTCTTGCCTCCCTCAATATCGATTTGCCTTCTTCGCCGTGAACGTAGCCATTTCCTTAGGGACAATTCCATTAAGCTTTATGGTCCCTCCGGTAAAATAGGTTACGAGCACATCCTTCTTCACATTAAACATCTTCCCGGGGTCCCTGCCGGCTTTCACAAGCGCTTTGTCAAGCTTAATTTCTTTCGCCAAGGCTACCAGCTGGTCTTTGTTTAGTTTCTCCAGATACTCTTTCGTTATTACAAAATCCTTTGCTATTGTCTTCTTCGCTTCACTTGCAAGGAACTCCAGGTCTGCACTTGAGTGTTCCGATATTTTACTGGAACAAACAGACTGAATGCACTTCAGGACTTGCTCATTGGTCGTAGCCTTATACAGAGCAGCGACTCCGCTGATTTCCTTCGTTATCCCGAGCTCCTTCTTAATGA